CTTCGATATACGGCACATTGCCTTTAGTTACTGTCCTAAATGGCTTTGGCCAGGCGGGACATGGAGGAAGTTAGGTAACCTCCCCGTGTATCACCTTTCGGGCTTACGCCCATGTCGCACTTGATAAGGAGTAGTTATGCCTTCTGAAGACACCTGGTTTCCTATGGCCGGTGAACACCGGCTTAGGTACGAAGGGCGTGTTCGGACTTGGAATAACACTCCGAATTTCGGTGCAGTACCCAAGGACCAACGGCCTGTAAACTCGTATTCTGATCAACATCTTCGCGTGGAGAATAAACGCTTCTCCGAAGCTCTAGATGGTTGGGATTACGACAAACAGGTCTGGGTTAACCTTTACGACAACTCATACTTGAGGACGTTGAACGAGGTCTACAGCTTCTACTATTGGCGTAAGCCGTATGTAGATGATCTGTGGGGCCCCGAGCTCATCGGCTTCGAGAATGATGTTCAAGTGAAGGCCTTGGTGAAAATTGCTGATGCGAAGGTTAACGTTGCCGTTGCCTACGCAGAAGCACACAAAACGTCTGATTTGATTTATGATACGGCTCGCCGTATCGATAGAGCTTATCGGGCGTTTCGTCGTGGCGATTTGAAAGGTATCGCCAGAAATCTTAACATCACCCCCAAAAAGCTACATAATAGCTGGTTGGAGTACAAATACGGCTGGTTGCCGTTATTGATGGATGTTAAGGGTGCAGCTGAATTCTTTGCTCAGCAGCACGTTGTTCGGCCCCCAAAGTTTAAAGTCACCGCTACAAAGGAAGTCACAAAGACTTACGATGCTGGCGTGGAGTTTTTTCCTTGGGGAGGCGGCCCTGCGATCCGATCTACGGACTTTTGGTCTCGTAGTTTTAAGATCAAGGCGGTTGCCTGGTGCGAGCTTACCAGCCCTCACCTATCCGAACTGCAACAGCTGGGTCTGACAAACCCCGCATTAGTTGCATGGGAGCTAGTGCCCTTCAGCTTTGTTTTCGACTGGTTTATTCAAGTCGGAGACTGGCTGACTGGGATTACGGCCCTTCAAGGTGTGACCGTTTTGCGAGCGTTCATGAGCTCTGAGTTCAATGAGGGTTGGTCCTGGGCTTGCGAGCCGACCGTTAGGTCGGACGTGAG